TTGCTGTTGAATATTACTGTATTGGTCACTAGCTGTAGCGCCATACTGGTTGTCAGCATTACCATAAGCAGTACCAGAGCCTGTAGTGACTGTGAAGGGCTTAAACGTAGCTTGTTGTGCTAATTTGGCTACTTGTCCATTTACACTAGAACCGCCACCTTTACCCTTTTGCTTTAGGGCTTGGTACTTCTCATGGAAGTTAATATATTTACTCATTATTTGTACTCCACTGGCAATTCATAAAACATAAACCTCTTCTGAAAACCGTCATCTTTAAATACCTTAGACCAGCCTACACGTCCATAGGACTCTATAATCTCACAGCCTTGCTCTTTAGCAAAAGCTCTTATCCACTTTAGCATCTCATCCTTCCATAACATTACATCTTTACCCGCTGTGAAGTGCATAATTAAAGCTTTCACTTGAGGATAATGAGTAGGCTCTGTAACTACAAAGCCATATACTTCCTCACCCTCATGCGCAATCCATAACTGTTGATTGTTATTTCTAAGGTTAGTCCTTATATCGTTAGCGGTAAATCTACCATAAGTGTACTTAGCGGCATCGTCTGCAAAGTCCTTAATCTTATGCCAAATTTTATCTATGTTCTGTTGTTCAATAAAAGTAATTTCCATAATTAGCTTGTCGAAACAATCCCCCGTAAGTAAACGCCGCCTGAAGGATAATTAGTTGAATTACCTTCGTAGAAGCCTGAAAGAGTTATAGTATCTCCTCCATTATATGCAATATTCATTATGTACTGCTTGCTATGTAGTCTAGGAGTCCTAGCAGACTTAGCAGTCCCTACAGTAAACGAAACATGTAAGTAAGGTAGTTGAATCCATGTAGTACCCGCTACGAGAGCGGAAGAGACTAAAAAGGTATCTCCTGCATTCCTCTTAAAATCTGGTAAGAAACTAGATATACTAAATGATGTAGATACTGAAGGAGCGAATCCTGTTACTGTAGGAGATGTTCCTTGAGAGAACGTGTAAGCCTTACTAGCATTCTGAAAGTTAGCTGTAGAGATTGCGCCGCTCGTTGGAACATTAGGGACAAAAGAGCCTGCTAGGGGAGCGTAGTAGTTAGTATAAGTTAAAGGTTTAACATAAGCACCACCTGAGTAATATTCCTCTAGACTTATAGGGTCTACACCGCCAAATAAGTCCTGAATATCATCAAAGGATACTGCACCCTCTGGAAGTGAGTTATTAGTGATAGCCATTATGCAATAGTATCGTTAGCTGTAATAGATGAATCAGCAACGAGAGCACCTGTAGAACTTAATGTAAATATATTATCTCCGTTATAAGCGATGTACAACGTAGTACCACTCTGGTAGATTTGAAAGCCTGTCTTAAGCTGTGTAAGGTATAAGCCCTCTGAAGCTTTTAAGGCTACACTATCTGCTTCAATATCATTAGCTACAATATCTTGAGTAGCATCATCTAGTAAAGCATAAGTAGTTAAAGAGCCTAGAGAGTCATCTACGAACGCTGTAGTAGCAAGCTGAGTAGTATTAGTACCGAGAACTGCTGTAGGTGCTGTAGGAACTCCTGTGAACGCTGGAGAGACTTTATTAGCTTGTACGAATGCAGTAGTGGCTATTTGAGACGTACTAGTCGCTGTAGCCGCGGTAGGCGCTATAGGCGTACCAGTTAAACTAGGCGAGTTAAGGTCTGCTTTAGTATTAACAGCAGTCTGAATACCATTAAACTCATCATCCAATTCAGTACCAGAGACTATCTTTAAAGGATTACCAGTAAGCAAAGAATCCTTACTAGCGAAGTTTGTTGATTTAATATATGATGACATTATAGTACCTTACCTTGTTTAACGTATGTTGAAATCTTCTGTAGAGATAAAGGCGCTCCATCAATCTCTGCTTCGAAGCCTACCTGAAGAACTGCTCCTGCTCCTGCGGCTGGCGCTCTAATCTGTTCAATTAATAAACCACCAGAGTACTCTGCAATATTATACTCTCCTATGTTATACTCATAGATAGTACCTGAAGATAACTGATAAGGGAACGAGCGATACTGAGTATTATAATCAAAACCAATCTTCATAACAAAGTTCTGACCAGTAGCTCCTACAACTGTAGAGGCTATACGCTTAGCAATCTTAATAACATTAGGAATACCTAAGTCAAACGGATTAGTGAAATATACCATCCTATAAGATGAACCGTTATCTGTGTAACCAAAGTACTCTGCAACACCATCAATCTGTGCAATGTAAAGAGTGTCTGAATAGTCTAATAAACCTTTATGCCGTAAGCCAGCCCATTTAGTAACCCTGTATGAACCATCCTGAAGAACTTCTTGTGAATTAAAACAATAGATTATAGAGGATGTAGGAAAGCTAAGTAGGTAGAAAGAGTTACGAGGAGACCATACACTTTTAATCTTAGAAACTGTCTCTGCTTCAATTGCTTGTATGATATCATCTTTAATATTCTTACTAATATCTCTGATTGGCTGAGACTTCTCTTGCACCGTACGGTTGAGGCTTTGTACGCCTGTTTCAGATAGGAAGATAATATCAGAGCCTGTGTTTTGAACTGAATCTCTAGCGATACATCCGACACCAGCAATTACCTCTATAAGTGTTAAAGTAGCTGTAGAGATACTGGATACGAAGTTGTCTGCGTCCCCATAGATTATAATATGTCTCTTACAGAAAATGATTAAGTATCCGTTGTGCGCACCTAGTGCTATAATCTCATCAGTACCGTTAGTCAGTACACTAGAGATATCCAAAGAACCTGAAGTACCGCCTGACCAAGCTACACCGTCTAAAACGTCAGTGAAGTACACTGTAGTCTTGTTAGTTGATGTATTAGCCGCCCATAACCTACCATACGCTGATAGTACACAGTTAGCATCAGGAGCAGTACCTAAGTAATCAGCGTGCTGGTCAATACTCTTAAACTCATCGGTAGTAGACTCATTAGTATAGTAAAGAGGTTTATAGCCTTGTTGGAAGAAGTATTCTCTATCGTTCAATGAGACTGCTTGCCAGTTACCTGTGAGTAATGTATCTGTTGTTGTTAGCGTAAGAGTTGTTAAGTCTAATACACCTTTGTAGAATGTATCAGCCGACCAAGACACGAAGTTATTAACACCATTAATATCAACAAAGCTCGCTACACCTGTTAGGTCTATTCCTATATTATCCCCTGCTATAGTATCTACTGAGGCTGTTCTAGTTAACCAGCCCTTACGTGAGCCTAATCTACCAAATTTATCTATAACACAGTTATCAGCTTGTCTAGCATACTTAATATCTGCATTAACACCTGACTCTTGAGTATTTAACCCCAGAAAGCCTACCGAGTCTATAGCGGCTGTTAGTAGTTCTTTAGCCATTACACTTCATACCATATTGTTTGTTCAGGATGCTTAGCCGCATCTAAAGCGATTGAATCAGATAAAGAGCTTTTAGCTTTCATGTAAGCAGATGTAGCCGAAGCTCCCCCGTCTTCACCACGCTCTTCAACTGCCATAGCATACGCTAGTAACGCTACAGGCTTATCAGGTACGATTAATATATCATCATCTGCTTCTAAGTCTACGGAGCGTACATTAGCATTGAATAAGATTGTGTAAGCCGCATCAGGAATAGGGTAAAAATCTATTAGAGTATCACCATCAGAACTAACACCATTGAAAGAGTAGTATTGAGGCTCTCCTGTCTGCGGAGTATCTGTAGTTAGGAATAACTTATTAAACTCTTCTACAGTCTTAGGTTTAAGTTCTCTATTGGTTGTGTCGTTCCATACGTCTATGATGGTAAAGCGAGACTCAACAGATTGTAGTTCCATGTTGAATGTGTTAGCTTCTGTATTGCCCTGTAGAGTTGTACGAGTAGCTGACCATTTCCACGAGTTTTCTACTTCTTCTTTAGCGTCATTAACTAAGATACCAACTAAAGCAGAGTACTCATTCTGAGATACAGTATCCACAGTACGTTCACGTAGTCTCGTTAATACATTGTTTACTAGTTGGATATATGTCATTTAGTTAACCTTTAAAGTTTTAGCTACTTTCTCTGCACCCCTAGAGACTACATAGCCTCCGATACCGATATTTAGCAATGCCCACATCTGATTAGGAATATCTAGCAATGGAGCATCTGCCCAGAATAAAGAGATGTAAGGATATAATATATAGTTGTTTGCGATAATAGCTACGAAGGTTAACATAGTAATAGGTCGCCACGTAGCTGTTAATATATGCTCTGATTTAGCCTCTGCTACTACTACCTGCATAGAAGCATCTAGCTCTTTTAGAGCACCTGATTGAGCTAACTCTAGAAGTTTAAGTTGCGCTTCAGCTTTAGCTTTAGGGTCTGGTATGACCTTATCAAGTATAGAGGTAATAGCAGGTAGTAAGAATTGTAACATTATTTATTCACCTTCTTGTTAAGTTCATTCTCAACCCAGTTTCTAAAGTTTAGCTGATTATCAGAACTCCATCGGGTATTTTCAATCTTAGCGACTCGTCTCTCAATGCCTCTAATTTCACTGTCTAGATTAGTGATAGCTCCTGATACTGTTACTAAAGTTTCTCCATATACTCTAATACTTGCACTAATATCTCTTAAGGCTAAAGCGTTCTGGTAAGTAGTAAATGAGTTCCAAGATAGTAGCATTAGGATTCCTGCAACTACTACCTCCCCTGCGTATTTCTCGAGCATCGTCACCTTTGCTTTTTCCTTTAAAGTAGTTATCCTATCCATAACGCTAGTATCAACATAGCTAGGGCGATATCTTGCGCCCCTCCGTAGATACTCTCCGCTCTTTCCCACTGTAAGTTATCCTTCTCAGCCATTAGAACACTAAGAGGAAACCAAGAAGCAAGAAATAGTATTGAAAATGTAACTAAAAAAGGACTCAGTACCCAGTACAAAGACACTAGAGTTAAGAACCACCAGTATAATCCTCGTAGGAAAAGAGAGGTTACAAAGTAATCATCGGTATCAATCTTAGAGAACTTCTCAGCTATCCATTGAATACCGTTATAGTCACCATCACGCCTAGGATTAGTCATAGTAGGACTGTCTGCAATTCTACGCATTAAGCCACCAATCCATTCTCCCCAACCCATAGACTCACCAGCGAGATAACCTACAGCCACTGCTACACCGATGTAAGGATTCCAAGTAATTAGCCCAAAGACTACACCCAAGAATATGGCTATAATTTTAGCCCCCCAAGAGTGCGTACCTCTTAATCTATTAAGCCAATACATTAAACGAACTCCTCTTCTGGTTGCATCCAAGAGGTAGGCAATGTAACAGCTTCTACTTCTACAACGGTTGTAGCCGCTTTGTTAGCCGTCTTTAAGGCTAGTCGAGTAGCAAAGTTAATCTGTCCTCGCATAAGCAATGTCTGGCTTAAGCCTTGCAAATCTGCATAAGTCATTGTTACTTTATTGTTTAAAGCGTCTAGCCAGTAGAAACCTTCAGGTACAGCACCCGCACTTAATACCGATACCACTAAATCTTGACTTTCTTTATCGGCTTGAAAGGTTGTAGCCATATAGTCGATTGGTAAGGCATTAGCATAGTCGTAGCCACGTTGTATTTCTGCGCCTTTTACTAGCTTAGCCTGCTCTAATAAAAAAGCATCTGTTGGTATAGGTCTGTCAGGAGGTGTCCACTCAGCTATACCATCTGCCAGCATTTCAGCTATTTGACTAGCAGTGAGCAGACTAGTATTGCCGTAAGTCCTACCAGAAGCGCCACGTAGTGTTTTGAATCCCGTAACACCTTTTATATCTTGATATTGTTGCATTAGTTTGTAACCCCTCTACCATATTTAAGGTCTTGGTCAACCCACGCTTCCCAAGCATAAGATACCGCACTAGTATTATTTGTTGTTGAACGGAACTTAACGCCATTACTTAAAAAGTCAATTACCGCAGATGGGTGCGTGTAAACCGTTGTATTATTTACTACGAAATGCGTTGGCTTATACCCTAGATAAATGAATGTACCATTTGCAGAGCCATTACCAGTATATGTACCTTGTGAATAGTCGTTCTCTGTTCCAGCACTAACAAACACATTATAAGGTGTAGCTATTGCAGGTAGGTTCTTAGATGATAGTGCTAGAAAACCTGTTGGTGGCGTGTATGTCCATGAGGATTCAGGTATAAACAGCTCAACTGTACCGCCCAGCGCCCCGCTATTTGGACAATATATTGCAAAACTAGTAGCCACAGAACTTATGTCTATAACCCCTTGTGCCACGTTATTTACATAATATTCCATCTCTAAGTCGTCAACATTAAGCGCCAATCCTACGATGTCACCATTGTTAAAACTAGAAGTGTATGCGGTTTGCACATTATTAATTAGTTTAGTGCCGGTTCTGAATATAGTGGCTGAACCACCTGTTGCTACAGCGTTTATACTTAGTTCAGAGTTGGCTACCCCAGCTACTCGATATTCATCAAAATTTAGTGTAGGTATTTGCTCAAAGTAATACTTACCAGAAGACACTGCCATAGTGCCTCTTGTTTTACCCCCAGATGAAGTTGAAAATGTGTACCTTGTACCAGCTCTAGTAAAAGCAATGTTTGAGTTAGATGCGTCCAATAGATTACAAATACAATGATTATCAGTAGGAGTATCAGTTGATTGCGTTACGCCTGAGTTAGTAAAGTCATTACCGTTACCACTTGAATCCTCACCTAGACTTGCACCGTTCTGGAAGTTCAGATAGAAACCGTTAGTACCGTAAGTACCTGCGTAGGCTTTAGCTACCCATTGACCTGTTATTGGGTCTGTTTTTGCGAAGTCTGCGCTATCTTTTAATGACTCTACAAGATGAATTTCTGATATATACCCACTAAAATAACTTGTTCCTGTCCTGCCTATATCGGGGTTAGTTAAGGCAGATGTAGTAACTGCACCAAGATACACACCATTAACCTCTAGACCGTTATTACTTACACAGATATGATAAAAATTAGCTACATCACGAAATACAGCGGTAGTTGTCAGCCCAAAAGCAGTTATGGTATCGTTTGCATTAAATTGTAAAGCCCCCTCAACTATACCCATAACCGCGCCGAGGTTAGACCTCTTCAATAATACTGAGATAGTTATTGTTGCGCCTGTAGTCAATGTTTTACTTAAGTAATCACTCTGCTCTGCCGCAAACGCACCACTATTAGGTACGTCGTAAGCTACACCACGATTCCTTCCACTGATTAATCCATTAGGTATCATGCGCCCACCACCTCAACAATCTCAACACTTGTGATTAATGCTGTATGTTTAACAACACGACACTCATACTTAATTGTAGTTAGTAAATCAGGGATAGTGCCTACTGGATAACAACCTGCACCGAGCGTTACGGTGTATGTTCCTGCCCCTGTGATGTTAAGTAGAATCACACAACCACCGTAAGCGCCATCAGCAGGTTCATTGATAGTGACTGTTCCAGTTACTGCACGGTATTTAAGCCATTCAGTAGTAAGGTCAGGCGTGATAGTGTTTGATACGAGTGTTTCAATATCTGTTGTGAAGCCTACTGATAGATTATCTGAAGCATTGGCTTTTAGTATGTCAGCATTAGCCGCCTCTGCGCCAATATCTGCCAGAACTTGAGCAGGAGTACGAAACTCTATACCTGTTTCGCCTGCATTTACTCTAGGATAGTTAATAGATTGACCAGCTAAACTATCGAAGGAAGGAATTGTTAAAGCACTAGCCGCCGCCGCCTCTGCTGAAGCTAACGCATTAGACTCTGAAGTACTTGCATTACTAGCTGAAGTAGCCGCGTTAGAAGCCGCTGTGCTAGCTGTAGAGGCATCCGAAGCTGTTGCTAGTGCATCTGCCGCAGTAAG